CTGGTAAATGATTTTGGTCTTTCCATAGTAAATGGAATAATACTACCTGCTTCTACTATAGCTTTCTCACAACTATGAACTTTACCAAATCTATGAGTATACTCTTCACATAAAGCAAAACCATGAGCAACTAACCACCATGCATTGTGAATGGTTTCATTTGCCCAGACTGTACAAGGGTGATTACGAAAAGCACCCTTCTCTGTTTTGTATGGTGTACCATCTGCTTTATGCAACTCACCATAACCATGACCCCACTTGTTAGAACAAACAATAGCAAGCATCTGACAGGTTTCTAATGGCATCTTGACAACATGCTTATCTGGTAAGCATTGAGCAGATATAGTTGGTGATGGATCAGTAACAAAAATATTCATAATGAATTCCAATGACGGATTACCCCTGCCACAATAAAACAATTAGTAAGGAAATAAGTAAAAAAGATGAAAGATCGAACAAGGACAATAGAATTATCATACCTCTTGGTCTTCTCATCAGAGAAAGAACCCAACGCATACTTCCATACCCTCCACAATCTTATCATTCAGCTTTAGTAACTTTTTTAGTAACCTTCTTTATTGTATCAGATGGTAGCAATGCTGCAATAACTAATCCTAAAAGAACTGCTGTAAGAATCTTACTAGAAAGTAATTGTAGGATTAGAATAAGTAAAGCACTAATACCAAAAGTTTGCCATTTCTCTTTTACATAAGAGACAATTTTTTCAACTGTAATAGAGTTTTTTGTAGTAGCCATTTAATTAACCAAATGTGGAATCAGGTTCCAGAGCAATATAATAAGTCAAATCATATGATTGGCTTTGGAATCGTGATAAAAGTTTACTTGATACAACAACTTCATATGTACCAGGAACAATCTTTAGATTCTCCTCTTTGAAATTGAAAACAAATTCTTTATCAGTCTCACCAACTACTATAGAGAAATCATTTGATGTATCATTCTTCTTATCCCTAGCAACCACCTTTACAACTCCTGCCTCACCAATAGCAGAAATATCTGGTAACTGATAGATAGATGCTGCTTTCTTCAACTTCTCCAACTGTTGACTAGAAATAACAAATCCAACATCCTCAGTAGGAAGTTCAATAGGTTTATCTGGTGGGGATACTATTACAGAAGGATCAGCAAAGAAGTACTTAGACCTCATCTTACCTTCTCTAATAATCACATGATTATCATTCTGACTGAAATCTAATTCAGGAGTTTGATGTAAAGCAAGTCCATTAAGGAATTGATTCAAATCATAGATACCAAAATCTTTTGGTAATTCTTCATCAATAGTTGCTTCAGCAAGTATATTCTTCATCACACTAATAGTACGCAATTTACTCCCATGTTTGAAGAGAATAGATTGATTAATAGTTGAGAAGTTCTTTAATAGATTGATTGTCTTATCAGAAAGTTTCATAACCACGGGTCGGAGTTTCATTGTTTGTGTGTCCACTAAAATAGTAAAGAAGTAGACAATAGTGCATTGCCTTTAGTATATCACGTTTTGCTTGTCCCTTCTTATCATACCTAGCAAGGTACTTAATAGCATTAGATCTGCAGAAAGATTCTGCATCACCCACAGACTGAATTAAATCTAATGTCTGTGTGTTATTTTGTTCTGAAGTATAATGTCCAGAATATGTTGAAGAAATATAATCTTTTAGGTCTTTAATACCAGCATCTTCCTCATACTTTTGAGATTTATATTCTAAATTTGGTTCTGGTTTATTTGTTCTACCATCATCAATAATAACCTCTTCTCTTGTACTTGGATCTCTTCCAGGTACACGCCTATAAACTGTTTTACCATTATCAGGGGATTCATAAATCCAATTTGTTCTTTCTTCCCAATTTCCTGTCACTTTAAATGCCCTCTCTCTATCTTTAGGATCTGTGAATGGATTCTCTCTATCTGGATCATTACGAGTGTAATCATACCATGCATCAGAATGTTCTATGTTATGATTTGGTGGCCATGGACTACCAGGAGTCCATTCAAAGCCACCAGACAACTCAATATCTTTGAGTTCTTTATCCATATACGATATAATTCTTTCCTAAATTATATCAACTTTTCTCCTCTGAGTCAACTGGTAATTGAAAATCAGCATCCACCTTATCATAAAGTTCTAAGAAAGATTGTTTAGTCTCCTCATCAAATCTGTTTACACAAACTTGAATTGCTTTTGCTTTATCATTAAAGATACTATAAGCACGAACAATATGAACTAATCTTCTTGTACTGATAATCTCTTCAATACCACCATCATAGAATGTCTTACGAATGATGTCACCCCAATCAACAAGTTTCTGACAGAATTTAGTATCAGTTACTCCAAGAGTAGAAGCAATACCACCAAGTATTCTCTTCTCTACAGCAGGTGATGGATACTCCTGTTCAAATGTAACTGGGAATCTTTCAAGGAAAGCTTCATTAAGTACATTAGTACCAATAAATCTACCATCATCAGATCCTTTACCCTTTGTATTAGCAGTTGCTATTACATTAAAACCTTTTGCTGGTTGAATAAACTTACCAATCTTCTTTAGAAACAGACCCTTCCCTTCAAGAATGGGTTGAAGACAGAGGATTTTGTTTGAAGCCAAGTCAATTTCGTCGAGTAGCAAGACTGCGCCCCTTTGGAGTGCTTCAATGACAGGTCCGTTATGCCAAACTGTTGCCCCATCCACAAGGCGAAAGCCACCAATAAGATCGTCTTCATCTGTTTCAATGGTAATGTTTACACGAATTAG